GCTAACTTTTGGGGAATTAGTTAGCCCATTTTTTTGCAGAGAAGGCATCGACCACCTGACGCCTTACGCCAACCATAACTTAAAGTTATGTAACAGGCCATAACTTTTCCTTAACCAATGCGACAATCTCATTATCAATGTCTGTCTCCGTGGATGCCGCATAGTCCTCAAGCAATCCAATCACAAGCGATTTCACAGCATTGGATTTGACGAAGAACTTCAGTATTGGCTTAATAAATCGAATCATGTTTTTGTAATATATTCTTTTCAACTGTAGACAAGTTTGCTAGTTTTAGCAAAAAGCCTTAATTATGGAAGAAGAAGAAGAAAAGGAAAGTCGGGATTATGTCGGTCATTTTGTTCGCATAATTATTCTTGGATGGAGTTTATCGGTTATGACTCTTGGATATATGGAAAAAATAAGATTAGACACTTTTGCGGCTGGCCTCGTGGGGAATATCGCAAGTTCTTATGGTGTGTCTGTGAAAGGTAAGAATGGCAACCAAAAAAAACCAGTTATAGTAGATAATAAGAATACAAAAGTAGGTATCAAATGAAAAAATTATTTTTTGTTTTATTTTTGTTTCCTTTGCCATTGCAGGCGGGCTATGTCCACAAAATAACGGCATCGGCTCAAGGTGTGGTTGATGGTAGCTATTCGCAGGCAAAGCGCATCGGCTCGACCTATTCAATGAGTTCGACAGGGATTACCGCGGGAACAATGGGGCATTTAGATTCGCCCGCACTTGATAACAGTTCGGTATTGACAGGCGTGGCCGCTACACACGGAACAGGGTCTTACACACAAACCACGGCAGGCGCCGCAACAAGTTTTTCGGAATCATTTATCCAAGGGGATGCGGTAGTAACAACAGCAAGTGTTTCTTCTGGCGTTGTCTCTTCTTTACCAGTAACAGGCGACACAATCACATATTCAGGCGGGTCTAGTTCAGGGCAATCAATCGGAATAACTTCAGTAGCAGGCGGAACAATTACACTAAGCCCCGGCGCAGCGGGTTCAAGCGTGACAGGTTCAATTACAAGTTCAATCGAAATCGAATAATGCGGCGCTTATTTATAAGCCTTTTTTTATTGTCCAGTTCGCCCTGTTTTGCAATTCCCGTAATTCCAAATTTTTCTGCGGGTAGTAGTATAAGTCGAACAACCAGTTCACAATCAACACGGGAAATAATTCAGTCGTATTCTTATTCTACGGGGTATCAGTACACAACAGGCGGAACCAATGTCGAAGCGGTCACGGCAGGCGGTTCAATCAGCCCTGAAGCGATTGCAGGGGCAACACAAACAATTAACGGCGTTACGTCAACAACAACAGGAATAAATTTATCTACTAAACCCCAATGGAAGCAAACAACGGCAGGCGCGGCGACACAATATCACGAATCATATATTGGGCCGGGGCTAAATTCTTATGTCCATATAGATCGCACTATTGAAGTCCAATCTGTAACTGAATCGACAAGCACGTTTACGCAATGATAAAAGAAATTAAGATAGCAGGCGCAATATTATTTTTTTCTGTTCAGTTTCCAAGTTATGCCAACACCAATATGACAAACAATCCAGTTTCAAATTCGTCTGGAAGTGTCACGAATTTGGGCGTAATGAATATGCCGACAAGACAATTTCAAAATCAAGTCGGCGGTAATACTGTAGTTTGTCAATCTGATACATTAGTCATCCAACCTTTTGTCACTTCATCGGCTTCATTTACAAAACCTTATCAAGATTTTTATCTTGACCCAATATATTCAGTAAAAGATACAGAAGGCGCGACAGATGCAAACGGCGTGACAATAGGCGATGGCGACCCCGACAACCCCGGCCAAATTATTGGTTATAAAACAATAAGAACAGCGCAAAAAGATACATATAATATTTCGCCGGGAATTAGTTTATCTTGGAATATTTCACTTGATCGAAAAGCGGTGCGCTTATGCCGCGAAGCGCAACAAAGACAATCAGATTTAATACAAGCAAGAATAAATGACAATATGTATGCGCTAGAACTCGGACGTTTGAAAACGTGCGGCGATCTTTTATCCAAGGGTTATAACTTCAAAAAATCGTCAAAATATTATAAATTATGCGAAGATGTTCAATTAACAAATCCAAGCAATACATTGATTAATCATCAACATTCTTTGAAAGAAGTTTCTGCTTCTTCAAACGAGAAGAAGAATTAAATTTTGTACCTGATTTTTTTCCTAGTAGTTTTTTAATTCGATTTATAATTTGTTTAAATAGGGGTTTTAGTAATTTAGTTAAAAAAGGCGTAGCAGTTGCGGCGGATGTTGCGACAATAGTTACTACTAAGGTCGTTGCGACAACAGATGAAGATGGAAGGTATTTATCGACAAAATCAGTTTTAGCCCATATTTCGATACATTTTCCGTCTATTACTTCAAACCCGACAACCTTTTCTTGCGCTTCTGCATTTCTTACATCGTTCAGCCTAAATTGTTGGTCTTTTGCAGGGCAATCAATTTTTTTTTCTTTTATAACAGTATCTTCATTGTTTTCTTTTGTTTTTGGAATTTCTGGCGTTTTTATTTCTGGTATTTCTGGCGCTTCAGTTTGTGTGTTTTGTTTTGGTGTAATTATTTTTGCTGTTGCCGAATAATCGGGTGCAAAATAAATTGGTGCGTTGTGATCGCATAAGGCAACATTTCCATCTGGGTCATTGTTGAAATGATCTTTACCACTCGTCAGAGAATCGCGTACAACAGCGCAAGGCGCATCAATGACAGGAACGCCCATATCAATAAAAACAGGCGTATCAAGGACGATAGGCGGTTCAATATGGATAGGTTCTGGAATATCTATGTTTGGAATATTTATTTCTGGTATTTCCAAAATTTAAAATGGAATTACGTTGCCTGTTGATTTTGGTAGTTTTGGAACTTCTGGTAAGGGTATTTTTTCAATAACTTGTTGAATCATTTTTTCTTTAAAATCATCACTTGTTACCATCATGTAACCATAAACGCCAGCGCCTAACATTGACGCGCTGATTATAAAACTTAAAATAGATAATATTTGAGAAATCCTTGCCATGAGAACAGCCCTACTTCGTGCGTTAGTACCTTGTACAATTATAACGTTCTGCGGATTATGTGCATTAGCTCCCTTATATGTAACTCTTGGAATGATGACTAGACAAATCGAAAAGATTAATTAACTTTTTCTTCTAACTCTACAATCAACATTTCTATTTCTTTTAATCTTTCCTGACATGAAAAGGCTTTTGCTTTAAACATATTCGCAGCCTGTATTGCTTTTTCATATTCAGAAATAGCTTCTTGATTTTCTTTAATTAATTGTTCTTTTCTTTGTTGTAAATCCATTATAAGTTAGGGTCTGTTGGGTATTGTGTCATATTTGGTGTAACTTCGCCATCTTTTTCTGTTGTTCCATATAAAGTAACTAAAGCTGCTGTATCTGCACAGTTTTCGATTTCAGTTTTGCGTGTTGTATAAGCTGTGCGTATTCCGTCACGATAAGTAATCACCGCTGAATCCATTGCTGTACCTTTTTCAGCCTTTCTTACAACTTGCCAATCATATTTATTTAATAAACTTTTAGCAATTTGTTTTTCTTGTGCCTTTAATAAAGATTTGACACCTAAAATAACAACCTGATCTCCATTTTCATCTAATACTGGGTCACCATTTTCATCTGTTGCGTTTGTATCTGTTAAAGTTTTTGCTGACCCATCACCATTATAAAAACGTGAATCATATACTTTTGAATCTTCAACCTCAGTAATTCCCAAAGCAGTTTTTTCTTCTGCTGTTGATAATCTTAACCAGTTTGCAGGGTAATTAACAGCATCTTCTCCTGTTCCAACTGTAAAGGGAACATCAACTGCTAATGGATTTCCGTTTAATTTAAAAGCCATAATTACATATTACACTGCCCTTGAATTTTTGAAAGGTGACTCTGCAAATGCTATATAAAATATAGTATTTGTATTTACATAACTTAGACTATCTCTTATTTTAAAACCACTTGATAAAAAATCTATTCCTGTACCATTTCCAAAAGTATTTTCTGTTTCATTTGTATTAGCGTACAAACTAGAAGAAGGGCCATTTGGGTTAAATGTTCTTCTAGTGCTGTCTAACATAAGCCAATAAGCACCTGATTCACCATCTATATGTTTTAACAAAAGCCATGCTGGTTTAAACCCTAAATTCACGACAACACCATTAGCGTTTGAATTACCCTCGAAAGTTCCAACCTTGCTAAAATTTGTAACTGAACTAAAACAATAAGCTAAATATGTACTGGTATTACCATTAACATCTGCATTGTCTCCTATTGTAAAAACTGTTGATGTCGGGTCAGTACTGTTAAATAGATTATTCGCATCATTTATACCTCCGGTTGAATTTAATTTTAAAGAATGACCCGCATTGCCACTAGGCAAGACCGGCCCGATATTCATTCTCCAATCATCAGAAGCATTAATTCTTTTTACCAAAACTGCGTCTGGGGCTACTCCTAATCCATGCCCTACTGTAGCTCCGGCAGAGCCGTTGCCTGTATAAAAGGCCAATGAAAACCCAGATATGGCACTGGCTCTGACTTGTGAACTAATTGTACCATTTGAATTTGTTGCGGTAGAACCACCGGCAAACCAGTTCCATGCGACATAAGTTTGACCACTGGCATTATTAAGTTGGTAAGCTGAATCCGCATTTGCGTCATTAGACCCTTTTCCTAAAGTAAAGCCATTTGAATCAAATGACTCAAACCCACCGGCAGATTGAGCAGCCGGCGCTCGACTAGAAGTAGAATCTAAATCGCCTACATTACCATTTCCAGTTGAATTGTCTGAAGTTCCTCTAATAGAATCTACAAGAGAATGTTGAGCAGCGGAAGAGGTTCTTTTCTTTATCCAAACAAAATCAGGCTGAAATTGTAATCCAGTAATAGCTCTATTGTTTGTACTATTACCTGTCCAAGTCAAAACATCAAAATAAACATTTGGTAGTAATATTGATGGGTCAGGTAAATTTGCTGAACATAAAGCAAAAAATCCAGTTGGCGGTGCGTAGTAGAAATCTCCATGCCCGTTACCATCTGTGTTGCCTTGTGCGGTAACAGAATTACTAAAACTTGAGTCTTGGCCAAAATTAAACTGGTTAACGTTGCTAGTCATTAAGTCCATTACTGGCAGCCAAGTTTCGGCAATATCACTAAATTTTGGCGTTGAATCCCCTGCCGGATTTCCTGAAAATAAATATGTATTATTTACTCCAACCCAAATTTTATTTGCTTTCACTGCAATCTGTATGATGTCACCAACACTTAATCCACCGGCACCTGTAGTCTCTCCATCAACACTAGAATTGTGTATAAATACGCCATCACCATTACGCAAAACCCAAGAGTCATTATTTGCACCTCTAGCGTCTGTAGTTTGCCAATCGGTTGAAGCATATCCAATACCAACAAAATTTCTGTTTGCCGTATTACCTGAAATTATTCTGCACTCAAAGTAATATCCAGTGGTGTCATCATGTCTGATGCCAAAAGTTCCAGCAATACTGCGATTGCTACTACCACCTGTATATCTTAAGCCAGCTTCGCTTAAAGTACTGCTACCAAAAAGAGCGCCAGCGTCAGTAATTGAACTTAAAGTACAAAAATTATTTGTTGGGCTATCTTTTACAGCATCACCGGTTCCGAAATTTGATAATGTAAAGTTATTGCTGTTACCAGATGAATCTTTGCCTAAAGTGGTTGCACTTGTACCTGAATTGTCCGCAAACTTTAAATTAAAGCCATTCGTTCCAAAAGTTAATCCTGATGTATCTTTAGGAATCCATTGCCCTGTCGTTGCGTCTGTTTCTGCAAAAGATGACTGGTCAAGAAATTGTCCATCACAAAAATTAATTTCTGCTAAATACCCATCAAAAAAATCAGTTGTATTATTTGCTCCTATAAAATTATCTACACTACTTCTAAAGAATGAAACAGAATAATTCTGTGATGGATTTGTCGAACTTGAAAAATCTGTTACCCTTGTTCCATTGACATATATTTTAACCCTATCATCTGCTGTGCTATCTGTGGTATCGATTGCTAATACTATATGAAACCAAGCACTTGGGTCTCTAAATTTTTGAGTAGTTATTTTTTGTATATCTGTAGAACCACTTCCAGAGTCTCTGTCTGTATATTGCAATTCATCAGTATTTGTAAATTGTAATCTGCTTTCAATAAATCCTGAAGATGTTGTGGCAAATATTGATTGAAATGAACCAAGATGCGATCTTTTTACCCAAACAGAAACAGTTTTTGTTGTATTACTGGTATTTGTACCAAAAGTTCTTGTTAACTTAGTGCTACTGCCATCATCAAACCTTAAACTGCGATCTACAGTAAAAGCAGTATCAGAAACGCCTGAAGCACCTATTCTTATTGGGTCAAAAAATGGCATTATTTAACGTCCAAAGAAACTGCACAATGGATTACGTTACTAGATAAAATCACATAGTCTATTCGATCTACTGCGGCTGCGGCTGTAGATAAAGTCGGTGCTGTACCGCCTACAAATTTAAAAGCACTGTTGAATGAAGCTGTCCTTGACCCTGTGCCATCTTGAGTTATAAATATTGAACCAGCTTGACCTACAACCTGATTAGAAGGTGCGGCAAAGGTTCTATTTCCTCCTAGCGTTACTGAATGATGACTAGCTGTTGCCATATCTATTGTTATTGTTGCTCCATCAGAAAGGGCTGTGATATTAGCTTCTACACCCCCAGTAATTTTTAATCCTCCCGAAGCTGTCCGTAATTTTTCATTTCCATCATGGAAAATAAGAACTGAAGCATCATCATTGCAATGTATAAAATCTTCGCTTCCATCACCCTTTTGAATTTTAATATCATCAGAACCCCTTATTAATAAATCACCTGTGCCAGTATCTTCAATAATAGAATTATTGCCGTCATGTCTAATGACCATGTCACCATTGTTTCCGAAAGCAGCTTTAGCATCATCAGCAAAAAGCAACTCATTACTTGATTTATCAAAAACTATATTTGCACTATCTCCTGTAAAAGTCATATCTCCACTAAGGGTCAAACCTGTAAGAGTTCCAAGAGAAGTTATGTTAGTTTGAGCCGCACCTGTAACTGTTGCCGCAGTACCAGAGGCATTTCCTGTAACATTTCCTGTTAAATTACCAACAAAAACTGTAGCTGTAACTGTTCCTGTGCTTGGGTTATAAGTAAAGTCACCATCAGATTCTAGTCCAACATTTCCAGTAGCAGAGGCATCTTCAATAAATGGAATTAAGTTATTTTCGTTAGTTGATTCATTATCAGCAACAGAAACATGATTTGCATTTGTCGCTGTCGTAACTGTCGTTCCAGCAATAACAGTTGCTAATGCCACCCCTGCCACAGTAATCGCATCAGCTTCGAGAGTTCCGTCAAAGTCTCCGTCAACAGCATCAATATTACCTACAAAGGTTGTTGCCGTTACATTTCCTGTAACTGTCAAACCAGAAGAACTAAAACTTCCTCTTGTAGTTCCTCCGCAAGTAATATCTAAAGTATCGGCTGCACTTGAAAAAATCCCAGTGTTTAAATCGTCACGAAATCCTAGTGCGGGAGCGGAATTTGACCCGTCTTCAAGGGTTAAAGTTCCGTCAAGTTGTAATAAAGTAACCCACCCATCGTTTGAGCTATTTCTTATTTTTAAAACGCCGTCATTAGTGTCCGCCCACCATTGGTAAGCGTATTTTGTAGAAGGTTCAGATGATGATGAATTATTACTTACAATCGCAGCTAACGCATTATTAAGGTCTGAACGGAAATTCGCGCCTGTGGCATTATCTAGTACATAGTCGTGAGTTGCCATTGCCTACATATTTTTATTTAAGGTTATCACAATTTAAGACTGCCGACCAAAACCAACAGCAGTATATTTAAAATTCCTATTAACAAAACTAGAACCATTTTTAATATCTATTGAAAAGCCTGTTGAACTAATAGATGACAAGGAAAAGAAATCGCCAGATTGTGCATTTTCAATAACAATTCCAATAGTAGGTAAAGCAGAACCAGCAGATACAGAAGTATTAGCAGCCCCCGTGAAAAACGGGTGTAAAAATGACACTGCTTTTGTTGAAGTACCAGACGCAATGACAGAATTTACAGTCTCAACTCTTCTTTCAAGTGTTGCTGTATATCCTAATTCTTTTATTAATATAGTTTGTGCAGGGTCAGAGCTTGAAAGTTCCGCTTTAAATTTAAACGCTCTACCTCTATGAGTGCCGTTTGCAAATGTATTAAATGCACTAAATTCAGCTCCTAAAGTACAATTACCGCTTGCTGTGTCAGATGATGAAGAGGTTACAGTGAAGGTATCATCAGCAGCCGTTACGATTGTATATACTCCATTAGCGGAAGCTGTTGAACCTGTTGTAAAAGTAATATCAATTAATGACCCAACAGAAAAGCCATGATTAGATTTAGTGATAGTTATTGTTAATGCAGATTGTGAATACGTCGCTGATGTTGTGGCAGTCGGGTCGCTTGTCGTAGTAGAAACTAATATTTTTGCATTGGTATCAAAAGCGGTTTGAGCATCTATATCTGTCCATAGGTCGATCAAAGCAGTTCTTGAATCTATCAAATCATTTGCATAAAAAGATTCTGTCACAAAATGTCTGCTTAACCTCAAATCCATTGTGCTTCCTAAATCAAGAATATTTGCAAATTCATAAGAGCCACTCGAAGCAATATCTCCAAGAAAATCAATAGATGGAATTGTATCTATTAAACTTGTAACGCTATCAATTAAAGTATCCGAAGCTAAAGTTAATCCGTTTAAAGTTGCATCAAAAAATGTAGAGTTTTTTGTACCAGTAAAAGGCGGACTGTCAGTATCTTCTCTGTCATTTAAAACTGTAAGTTTAGGAAAAGCATCTGGGGAGCTAATGATAACAGAAGTTTCACCGGCACTTAGACGTCCGCCGTCATCACGGAATTTAAGAATTACTTCCCCGTCAATAGCTGGTATAAGCGTTTCACTGACATTTCCAGCCAAAGCAGGGATTAAATCAACAGAATTTGTAAAGGTTCCGGTGCCATCTGTAAGATTTGAATGTCTAACTACTACGTTGCCACCATGAAGTACGTCCACATCTGTAGATTGCGTAAATCTAAGTCTTACAAACTGATCGTTAACAGGTTCTAATACTAAATTTTGTACATCTGCTGGTAAAGCTGTTTTTCCTACTGTATTAACTGTGACAGTAGATGGTTGTCTACTTGGCTGACCAAGTGCATTATAACTAAAAACCCTAATTTCATAAGTACCAATGTCTGTTTCAAAAATCGTAAAATCTGATCTTTCTATTCTTTGTGTAATAAAATTTTCTTCATTAAATCTATATTGAATTTGGTATTCTGTAACACCCTGAATCGCTTGCCATTGAATAAATAATTTTGAAACGGCTCTGTTGTTAATAACAACAATTTGCTCAGTTGCCTGTAAATTACTAGGCGGGGGTTTGATTTGAGTAAGTGTTGTAATTGTTTTTGTTGCTAATGTCGAACCATCTTCAACAAAGCTGTATTTTGAAGGATTATGAGCAACAGCTTGTATTTCATATTCAGTAAGGTTTACTTCTTTAACAGAAAAAATTTTAAAAGTTTGCAAAGATAAACTTGAATTTTCTATAACCCATACAGTGTTTACATTTGGTGTTTGTGAAAAAGCTTCAGTGACAGTGACAACATTACCGCCACTTCCTATTGTTACGATTACATTTCCACTAGCAGAATCAGAACTGGCAGATGTAACAGTAAATGTATCATCACCATCTTCTGAAACAACTGTATATTTGCCATTAGCAGATGATGTGCCGCCGCTTGTGAAATTTAAATCAACACTTTCTCCAACATTCAAGCCATGATTATTCAACGTAACTGTTATGGTTGTTGAGCTTTGGCTGTATGTACCAGATTCACTCCCAGCAAGCGTTACATTCACATTGCCACTAGCTGAATCAGAAACAGTTGAAGTAACAGTAAAATTGTCATCACCATCTTCAGTTGCAATAGTGTAAAGGCCATCGGGTGATGCCGTACCCCCTGAAGTGAAGTTTAAAGTTACTACATCACCAACATTAAAGTCATGGTTGTTTAAATTTATTGAAATAGTAGTGCCGCCTGATTGTGTATAAGTGCCAGAGGTGATGCCAGCAGTTGCAATAGATTTTGTTTCTATCGTTCCATCTGGCAAAACTACAGATAATGTTGCACTATTCGATGCGGTTAAATCTGTTGAATTTGCATCATCAACTGTAATTCTTTTTGTTGTAGCTCTTTTTACCCTTCCACCTCTTCTAACACCGGCTTTTAATGGGTCTTGTATGTTTATAACAGTTCCAACTCTAACAATAGACCCTGATTCGATACTTGTTTTAAATGTACATATTTCAGCTTCATTTGATTGTGTGTACAAAAACCATTTTCCGAGTCTGGCAGCTTGCCCTCTTGAAGTTGTTGCAAACCCTCTAAGATTTTTTACAACAACACCATATTTAGCCTGTAAAGCAGTATCTTCTACAGTTTCATAATCTACTTGTTGTGTATCATTATCAAAATATGAAACATTAACGACTGTTGCTTTTGTTGATTTACTAGGGTTTGAATATGTAAAACCCTCTTCCGTCACATTACTTAGGTTATAAATATAACTAGGGTCTGTAGGTCGATCTTGCGTTATCGAAATGGAACCAGCAGTATAAAACGGCATTACCCGCATTACTGAGGACAAAGAATTTATTAGATCATAAGCTTGACGCTGTGAGTTAAGAACTACGTTTGTTGAGAACCTTGCCTCCGTATTTCCTGTCCCTGTCATATCATCAACTTGTTCAGAACAATAAACTGAAGCAGAATAAAAACTGAAAACATCTAATTGACTTGTATCAATATGATCTCCTAAACCTTTAGATGTTGTTAATAAATCATATAAAACCCAAGCAGGGTCATTAGAGTATTCTTTTGTAGATTTTAAACTTCCATTGAAAGTTCCAGAATATGAAATAGAACCATCAGACCTAACAGTTCCATTATGAGGAATTTTTATTAAAGTTCCTCTTACCCTATACTTTCTTGTTGGTATGCGAGGAAAACTTTCTGCATCAAAACGCAAGGCCACTACTGCGGAATTTGCAAAAGTGTTTGTTTGTTCTATGATTTCTGTAAAAGATGACCATTGAAAAGCATCTACTAAGTTTGAATCCGTACTGTCATCTGTTACTCTGTTGACTCTTATTGTTACAGGAAAGCTAGTGCCTGAGGGTAGATTTATCTTATAATCTCTAAAATATGTACTCGCTGCTCTTCCTTTTACTGTATCTGTAATAACTGTTTTTGTAGTTCCATCATTTTCTATTGTTTGTATTGATAAGGAAACTTCCGCACCATTAATATCACCATTAGTTTCAAATCTTTGTAGTTGAGGAAAAGCAATAGTTACTCTTACAGCGTCAACGTTAGAATCGCTAATAGATCGTGATACAGGGGTATCTTTTTCGACAGCAACACCTACTGCTTGTTCAGCTTCACTTGAAGAAATTCCTTTTATAGCTGTCTGATCGGAAGTACCAAATCTAGGGACAAAAGTAATATTTTTATAATTAAAATCTTCATCACTCGGACTTGTTCCAGCGTTTTGTTGTAAAACTTGCGTATCATTTAAAAAAACGTCTTTAAGACTGCTTGTAGTATATTCATCAGACCCTTGAGAACCAGTGGCAGAAGGAAATCCTGAGATAACCCCCTCAGATATTAGATCAATTAACGTTTGAAATTGTTTAGATGCCAGAGCATCTTTTGGTATATCTGTGCGATTTTTAAAAACATGAGGATGTGCGTCAATTATTGCCCGAACTACGCTGCGACCATCTGAAGTAGTTCCAAACATTATGCGGTACCCTCTATTTGTGCAGTGTCAATTCCAGAACTAATAACAATAGACCCAGTAAACACCTCTCCATAAATTATAGGCACTGGTACGCCGGCTCTTGTATTATTAGTAATTGCAGAAAAACCAAAATTCATATTTGCATAAGGGTCATTTTCGTTAAACATATCACTTGCGTTAAAAGATGGCATTTCTGGAACTGGCATTATCATTTCTGTCACGCCCCCAATAATCATACTTGCACCGATAGAAGTTGCTATTGTACCAACGGCAACAGACCCCGCACCTAATCCAAAAGTACCTATAGCTGCACCACCAAATCCACCTGTTGCAACAGATAATCCAACAAGGGCTACACCACCTAAAATTTTTCCGACTTTTTTTGCACCAATAGCGATAGGTATAATTTTTATATCGCCATCACCTGTTAAATTAAGTAAATTTTCAGTTATTTCTGTATCACCCATTTTTACCTTATATAACTGATTAGTCATGTGGTTTTCTACTTCTGGAAAATTTGCAATCAAAAAAGCAAAGGCTTGTCTAGGATTATTTACAGCAACTTCAAAATGAGATTGACCCAAAAATTGCCTTAACCTTCCATAAACTGTTAGTTTTCTAAGCTGCATACCGATAAACCTTTTTTGTCTTTTGTATGTATTCTAAATCGTATATTTCCCTGCAACTTAATTGATTTACGTTGTGATTTAAAACTGTTTGGTTACCTAAATACAATGCAACATGACTTAGTGTATTTTTTTCTTCCATAAGCAAAATATCACCTTCTTGTAAATCTATTGTATTTTCTAATTCTATAAAACCTAACTGTGGTAAAGCAAACTCAAATTCTGGATTTAAAGTAAACTTTTTTGGACTTTTAGGACGAGGCCAATATTTGATTTCTATATTTTTTGTTTCTTTATACCAATCTTCAATTACACTCCAACAATCATGCTTGCCCCAAATCCATCTTCTGCCATAAAGTCCAGATGTATAACCACTTGGCTTGAAACTATGCCAATATTTTTGTTCAATACTATAGATATAAAATGGTAAACCTAAAAATTCACAAGATGCTTTATCCGCATCGGAAGGAAATGCAGAACCATAAGTATGTGAGTGAACAATACCAATTAGTTCTCCTTGATCTTCGCAACTAGCCCAATCATCAGGGTCAATTATAAAATATTCTTCTGGTTCCTCAGATAAATTTTTACAAGGCCAAAAAGTTTCTTTTCCTTTTATTAAAGCAAGTAAACCACACGATTCTTTTGGTAAGCAACTAATAGAATGTTCAATCGCTTTTTCTTTCCAAGTCATGCAAACTGACCTACTGATGGGAAATCTTTTCTTGTGACTTGTCGTTTTGGCACTCTTATATTTTCAAAGTCTAAAGCTGAGATACATTCAAATTGTACAACGTCTCTGTTCTCTACATTTTTTTTATCAATAAAATAAATTTCTTGGGGCAGTTCTGTTGAACTTGATGGGGTTCCAAAAGGATTTATATTAGATGGAAAATTAGCAGCGTCAAGAAATTGAGCCATTGTTCTATGTCTAATCAATTTGGCTCCCTGTAAATCGTTGAATGGTGTTGTGCTATTAACTGATGCCATTAATGCTGTGATAGTTCCTAAAGTATTAGAAACTGTTAATGTCGGTCTTGGCAAACTTCCTTTGCCTACATATTCAAAACCATCTGCTACAACAGGAAATTTTGTATATGTGTTGCCCTGCCATATTATATTTGCATTGCTATTCATACCAACCCCAGAATGAAACCTTGTCACATCAGTCGAACCATGAAGGGCAGAAATCAAAGTTAGTGAATAAAGTTCAATAATTGATTTATTTTTTAAAGATTGTAGCTCAGAAGTTGGTATTGCCATTATGGTTCAAACACCTCTCTAAAAGTGCATTGTAAGGTTGCTCTGTTGTTATATGGTATCGATTTTGACCAAGATTCACAAACGTATTGACCTGCACCGGATAAAACTACAGAAACATTTCCGCTATTAGTGGCACTAGAAGCCGCTGTCACTGTAAAAGTATTGACATCAGCAGATGTAATCACTACAAAGGTTCCATCTACGGCTGAACCAGATGTATAGTCAATAGTTACAACATCCCCTAAAGCTAAACCATGATTTGTAATTGTTATTGTTACTGTGGTTCCACTTTGAGAATATGTGCCTGTTTGTGTAGAGCCTTCGGCTGGTGGTGTAAATGTAAAACTAGCTTGATCGAAAACCCTACTCCTTAAAAATGCTTCAATTATATCTGCATTAGTTTCAGATACTTCAAATGTTAAATCATATACTTTTGGGTCTTGAGTCAATGGAAGACCGAATATTGTTCTAAATTCATATCCATCACCAAATGAAGTGATTCTAAATTTGGGTTTACTTGTTTTTCTCATTCCATAGGTTGGTGAGATATTTGGAAAAGTTGCCATTATCTACTTAATAAACCTCCTGATCTTTTTTCTTTAATAAGTTGTGATTGAACAACCGCAGCAATAGCAGAACCTAAAGCATTTGCATCTGCTGTGTTTCCAGATACTTCAGTATCAGAAGCATCTACATTCACAGTGACAATATTTGTTATACCTCCACCAATTTTGTTATTTGGAATAATATTGCCACCCTTTGACCCCATTTGCAAAATCTCAGGCCCACGCTCCCCTACGAGGTAAGCACCGCCAGCAGCTACCGGGCCACCTCTTTCTTTCCCACCGCCAAATATATTACCTAAGAATCCCCCAATACTTTTTCCAATACCAGAAACAGCAGATTGTATTGCAAGTTCAATAAGTTGTCTTTTAAGATTATTTAAAACGCTTGTGGCAGCTTCAGCAAGGGATTTTGTACCCATAACAGCATCAGTTAAGTTTGTGACAATACCTTGTTCTATATCTTCTCCAATTTGCATAAATTTTCCTTTTAGTTTTTCAGCAGCAGCCTTATTTTTATTTATTTGATCTTCTTGTTTTTTTAATTCGTGATTTTGTTTTGCCAAAGATACAAGTCTTTCTTCTTCTTCGCCGTCAAATTGTTTTCTAATTTCTGCAATTTGTTGCTCTAAATCAAATTCTTTTTGTTTTTCCTCGCCTTTTATTTGCGTCCTTTTTACTGATTTAGTTAATTCAGCGTTTTGTTTTTTCAAAATATCAAGTTGAGTATTAAATTGCACTGTTAATTCTCTATTTTCAGCACTATGTAAAGCTAAGTTTAAATCTTCAACTTTTTGTTTTGCTTCAGCAAGCTCTCGATTGATTCTTAATTTTTCAGCTTTTCCACCTCGTCCTTTGCCAACATTTTCAAGTGCATCTTTTAAATTATTTATTTTAATTGTTGTTATGTTTATTTGTTCATTTATATCTGCTGTACTACCCTCTTTAAGTAATTTATTAAATTCTCTTTGTTGGTTATTTGCTTTTAATAACGCCGCGGCTAAAAATCCAAGACCAATTACAACAAGACCGATTCCAGTTTTTGCAAGTGCAATTTTAAATGCAGTTGCGGCGGCTGTAGCTTTTGCAAATCCTCCCGCCGTTGCAAAAGTCATTGTTGTAGTTGCAGCAAGAGAACCATTTGCTGCGGCTGATGCTATAGACATAGCTAAAAAATTAGCTTTCAAAGCGGCAATTTGAGTTATTAAAAGTGTTCCAACAACAGTAATACCTTTGATAGCGGCGGCAATTCCAATAAATATTGCTGTTACTTGCCCTGCTTCACTATCAACAAAACCAATAATTGCTTCAATAAATGACGTTGTGGCTTTTGTGACTGCTAATACAGCAGGCAATAATTTATCACCAAGAGTCAACTGAAGTTCAAGAACAGCATTGCTAAATTTTTTAAATACTTCTGTGGGCGATGCGTCCATAATTGCACCAATTTTGTCTGCACCTTCATCTGCTGATTTTGCTAAAGCTCTTAACACAACATCAGCAGTCAATAATCCTTTTGATGCGAAATCTTTTAACTTTCCTGAAGCAATTCCAGTTTCGTCTGATATGGCTTTTAATAATTGCGGAACCTGTTCGGCGATACTTCTAAATTCATCCCCTTGTAAACGCCCAGAACCTAAACCCTGCGCTAATTGAGTAAACGCCGCGCTTGCTTCTGTTGCATTTAATCCCGCTAGTTTTGCAATCGTATTAAAACCGATAAAAGTAGTTTCAATATCTTTTAAAGAAATTCCAAGCGGCCTTAATCTTGCAAAAATATCTGTTACACCTTTTGTTGCTTCAACGATTGACAAATTAAATCTATCTTGTGCTTTTCTAACTAATTCTTGAGCCTGCGCAAATTCACCAAATTCAGATGTAAGAACTTTCATTCTTAATTGCAAAGCCTGAAAATTTGAGGCCGTATTAACGGCTTGTCTTGCAACAGCCGTAAAAGCAACACCCGCAAATGCGGCCTTAAGTCTACCTAAATTATTTTGTAAACCTGTTGATTGCGCCTGTACACCTTTTAATGCTCTTGTGGCCTGCGAAGCATCAACTGTAAGTTTTACATTAGCCTGTGCCACAAATCAACAAAACCTTTTCTTATATATTACCTTTTATTTGCTCTTTGACGATTTATTTCTCTTTTTTCTCTTTCATTCTTAACTTCATAATAAGCAGCCCAAAATATCAGTTCTTCTTCTGTTATTAAAGAACGTAATTCCTGTAAAGTTTTTCCTAGTTCTGTTGCGAGAAAAAATTCAAAATTTATCCAATTATCTCGCGATATTATTTTTTTGCTGTATCAACATTTAATTTTATATCAAACATAAATAATTCAATTTCGTTCAACACATTTTCTGGAAGTTCTCTTTGTAGGTTTGGCGCGTCTGCGGGTGCAAATGCCTTTGACCCATCTTCTAATTCTGCATTTTTACAAAGAAGATAAGTTGATATTGTCAAAGCATCATCTGTATTTGCGGCACCTTGAGCGCGAACACGATCATCCCTTGTTAAAGGTTTAAAATATAAATCGACAATTTTTTCGCCGTTTTTATTTTTAAATTCGTATTTTCTTCTAGCTGTCATCTGATCTTTATAAGATTCAGTTAACAGGTCAATAGTTCTTTTTTGCATTGGTTGATTAGTTGACTAATAAACTCAATGTATCAGATAGCGCTTGTTATGGTACCACTTGTTATAAAACTGATATTTATTATTTGAACTTCGCCAAGTGTTGCGCCATATTCTGCGTTTGTAATAATTCCCGCAAAGCTAATTTTCTTTGCTGAAGTTGATGAATCAGGAAATAATTCAAATAATGCGTCAGCATTATCGCCTGTGGTTAAAACATCATCAATAAATGTTGTATAGCCTGCGCCTGTTTCTGATGGATTATAAAGAAGTTCTGCTGAACCTTCTCCCGCTATTAAACCGCCGATGTTTGTTTTAAATGTGTCACCTTGTTTTGTTGTTTCCATCGTGTCCTTTGTTATAGACAAAGACCATGATCTTGTTTGTCCAACGTCAGCTTCGGTGCCACCCGCATTTTCAAACATGATTTTTCCAACATCGCCCTTGATAGCCATAACAAAAAAAGAATCTATTTATAAATATATTAACTCTTATTTGTTTTTTTTACATCTTTTTTTAATTTTTCTTGCTTTTCCATATATCGCTTACAACGCCCATCCCAATAAGCGGGGTCACGGCGACCCTTTACAGCTTCGATTGCATCAAGCATTTTTTCTGTAATTTCCATTAAAGTTCCTCGAAAATTTCAAAGGTCATTCGCAGTTGTGTTTGGAATTGACCTTCTGGGTTTGGATTGTCTACGACCTCCGGCCCAATCGGGGCGTCAAAGATCACATTAGAAACTGTAATTCGATTGTACAAATCCCGCAACCTTTTGCCGATTGTGTAGTTATCGCCTGAACCTACTCCCTGCGGGGTAAAGATATTAAAAACAACAATTCCATTTACGCGGTTCAATCCGTCCGCATTTCCTTGCGTTAGATAATTACTTTCGCCAAATGTTGTTAAACATTGAACAAAGGATGTTACTGAATTACTATCAAACGACATATTATGAAAGACAACAGAAATTGCGGGGCTACTGGCAAGCTCTGTCGCAACTCTAGCTTCAATTGTTGCTCTTACTGTATTTAAATCAATAGCGGCCATTATGTACCCCTTATTTGTTTGTAAAGGTCTTGAATTTCGTTTGCAAGTTCTTTTGCCAACAAATCAAGATGTTTCGCCTTCAATCCTTGATTGCTTCTATAAGTTCCACCCCAAGACGGCGGCAAACTTGTTCCAAACATAACAGGTTCAGCATATGGAACATTATTGTGAATATGATATTTTTTTCTAAAATTTTCTTTTCCTAGTTGGTAATTCAAAGGCTTTGGCGGTCTTATAACAGTTCCTTTACCTGATGAACCATATTTGCCTTTTGGGGCGGGTGTGCCGCTTTCTGCGTTTTCTCCTATCTGCCAAGATACAGCAAGCCTTCCAGAATCTACAGGCGAGCCTTCTTTGACAATACGATCTCCCGTTAATACGGCAACAGATAACAAAGTATTAATTTGTTCCTCTGAATAATCTCCAATTTGGTCAACTCGTATTCTTCTCATGTTCTTAAATAACAAACAAAAGTAAGTTTTTCATCGCCTAACTGATTTGTTTCGATTCTGATAATTGAATAGGTAACAGAACCAACAATAACTTTATCTTTTGTGGTTGGTGTTGAAGAAAGACTTGCCGCGGCAATTTGAATTTTCTTATCTGTTGATTCAATTAATTCATTAACTTCGCGTAAATTTATATCCTCTAAAACCCCTTTGATTGATGTATCTGTATTTGTTTCTGTAATGACACCTGTTGTTGTGTTATATGAACCCGCAGAAACAGATCGAAAAGTAACATCAGACGAAAGTTTTTTATTTGTTAAAACTTTTTTTAAAGCTGAAGATAAACCCATTAGATTTTATAAGCTATGCAAGCGCCACTTGATAAAGTGATACTTGTAAACAATCCGTAAATAGTTTGACCCGCAAGAAAAGTTTCAGAATCAATTGAATTTCCTGAATAATTATGCGAAGCCGTATTGATCTGTGTATCTTCTTTAAAAAAAATACTTTTAAATCTGCCTGTAAAATAGCGTTCAAATAATGGCGGAACCCTATCAGCGCCAGTTGACCCATAAAAATTAGGCGTAATATTTACAGACCCAACTTGAACATTTGAAAAATCTTCAAGTCCACTTAATCCTAATCCATCCCGATTATTATTCAAATAAACAGCCAATATTGCCTGCGCTCTTTTTACCTGATCTGGAATTTCTGTATCTGTAAAATAATCTGTTGAAATGCGAAAAGGGAATCCGACAGCATATGTATTTACATAAGTGTCTGGTTTTCTAACTCCTGTTCGCGGCCATTGTAAAGCCTGTGTATCTGTTGCTCTTGCCCCAAGAAATCTTTCGCGATCAATCCTTACAGTTGCGGTGTAAAGTGCGCGATTTTTATTATCATTTGACGACCCATCCCAAGCCGCAACATCGTCATCAAGAACAAGTCCTTCAATAATTGCGTTTGCGTCTGACAAAGTTAAATAACTATTTGCTGACGCGTCTCCCGCCGTTGCTGTTATGGTTATTGCCATTTTCGACCTTAGATTTGGGTTTACGTTTTTTTGTTTTAGTAGGAAAAGAAGCCACCGCAACGGCAGCTTCTTTCTCCCTTATTCGCTTAAAAGCAAACAATCCCATTAACTTGAAGCACCTTTAAGGGCAACAAAGTTAATTACAATTGCTTCACTCAATGAACCGCCAGAAACGTTTGTAACTGTGATTTCAAAAGAGCCTGCCGCGATTGCTGTGACTCCTACCAAGTAAGAACCCGCAGTTCCGCCAGAACCATGATTAACAACGACAACATCAGTTGCAGCGATTTTATCGTTTGTAACTGTGAAGCTTGCTTCGCCTGCGGCGCCAAGCGCAGCGTTGTTCATTGTGATCTGACCTGACTCTGTATTAAGAGTCACACCTGTTGTTTTGTTAGTTGCTTGGGTAACAGTTCCGCCTGTAGTTGGGCC